TGCGGTCCGACAACGGGTAGTAGGCCCGGATCAGCCGCTCGTAGTCGTCGAGAAATCCCTCGAGCGATGGGTACGAACGGAACCCCAGCACAAGATCCTGACGAACGCCGCCAGATTCCTCCCACGTCTTGGCGTCGAAACATGCCCCGCCACGTGCGCGCCAGGATCGAGTGCATTTGATTCCGACCAAGTTGTTGTGGGTCATCATCGGCCTCGACCGGAACCAGCCCGTCTCGTGGGCCATCTGGACCGTTGCGCCAAGCGCGTTCACCTGTTTGCGCTCGGCAAGCACACGATAAAGATCTTTGACATCCATGGCATCACACCATCCCCTTGAAATCCGAGTCCGTGCCCGCATACCACGGGTAGGCCGCAAAGTGAAACAACGCCACGGCAGCATAGGTCCACGGCAGAAACGGAATCAGGCCGAGCTCCACGAGGAACCCGGCCTGACAGATGAAGCGGATTTTCCCTCCAGACACGTCCGGCCATCGCCACGTCCAGCGCGGGACCGGGACCGGGCCGAGCCGCCCCCACGAGAACTCGAAGCGGATGCGGCTCCCACAGAGGAGGGCCGCGACAAAATGTGCCGCCTCGTGTACCAGAGGAGGCAGGAGCGCCCATGCCAGCATCAGGATGTCGATGTCCATGTGATCACCTCCAGATCTTCCGCGCTCGTTGCGGCGTCGATGTCTTTCATGAGGATTCGATACCGTGCGTCGAGAGCGGCGGCGGCATCGAAGCACGCGATGAATCCAGCCTTCGCGGTCGCGACAGGGACGGCGGGAAGAAGCTCGTCATCGATGGTATAGAGTGGCAGTGTCGCCTGGTTTGCGGCTTCGGCCTTCTGAAGAGCCACGGCGAACCGTCCGATGGACTCTTCACGGATGGAGAAGAACTTTCCGGGATAGTCTTCAGGAAACGCCTCGATGCCCGGCGCGAGCGCGGCGGCGTATGCGTCCGTGATTTCTGCCTTCTTCCACGCCTTCCGCTCATCCAGCGTCAGTTCCGGCGCTCTCGGAGGAAGAAAAGCCTCGGGATGTTCCGCCGCGAAGGTCGCGAACTCCGCCGGGGTGTACGTTACGCCGTTGAAAACGATAGTTTCGATCATGTTCATACCTCCTACACTCTGAATCCCCGCGTGAGGGTGGCGGGGAAGGTGGAAAGGATGGCCGCGATTGGTTGACGAGATGTGAGAAGCGTTCCTACGGACGGCTTAACGATGCTTTGTCCTTCGAGATTCGGTCCGTTCGCCGTGAGTTGAGCAACTTCTGCCGCGCTCAGAACACGCGAGTAATAACGTACGTCCTTGATGTTGCCTTTCCAGAACAATAATCCCGTGGCACTTGCGCCCAGAGAGAACGCCGTACTAGGGGTTCCCGGCACCGTGTTCGTTTTCGTCGCGACGAGGCTCCCATTCCTGTAGTATTTGCCGGTTGTCGCACCTCTGTCGTGTGTGGCGAGAATGTGCGTGAATACAGTATTCGGGAATTTCTCTTCGGTGTACTCAGACTCCACCTGTATGTAATGCACGTCGTTCGAGTTGTCCATGGCGATAAAAAGAGTCCCAGGGGTTGTTACAGAACGAAAACCCCAGCCGTTGCTTGTGGAGCTGCACAGCACAGTTGAAACGCTGGTGGCGAAGGGCTTCACCCACATTGACAGTGTCCATGCAGTTGTACTACGGCTGTGGGTTGCAGAAAGGTATTGGTTCGTGCCATTGAACGCGGCACCGTCAGCTGAGAATGTTACTCCGTTGTTGTTTGTGAGGTGTACGCTCCCGACAACATCATTGGCGTTTGCGGTGAGCGGCCACCTGTTGACGAGGCCGTTCGTGATGTCTTCCATGGGTTAGGCGACCTTCCTTGCAACGAGAGTAAGAGCCTTTAACGTCACCGTCTGCCCAGTTCCGTTGTTATAAACTGCCAGTTTTCCGTAAGGGCAGTTCACGGAATCAAACAGGCAGGAGAGACGCTGCACTTCGGTGACTGCTGCAACTTTGACGCTGCATAAAAGAATGTTGTGCCCCTGATCGTAGATGTCGAAGTTGCCACCACTGGCAGCAGCCGGGAGCATGTATACGTCAATGGTCTTGTCTGCTTCTGGAGCTGTGTCAAACTGGAACTCAACCTGAATCATGCCACCGATGCACTTTCTGAAATCTACCTCCGTGGAAAGCGTTGCGGCGGTGTTGTTGGTGAGGGTGGTGTCGGTGGCAATCAGGATCACCGTGCTTTCGATAAGCTTACTCATCTTCATTCCTCCTTAGTTCGCAATATCGAGCTGCCAGACCGGCAGTTCGAGAGTTGTTCCCGCCTCCGTGCGTCCCTCAATGCGGAACGAAACGGAGCCGGGAGCATCGGGATACGAAACCCCCAGCAGAAAAACGCCGGACGCGACAATCTCTGTGCACGTCTCGTTTTTCTCGCTCCCCGCCCACACGGAACACCGCACCGTAGCACCTCCCGTTCCCGAGAGCACCGCGGAGCCGGAGAGGAGCACCATGCACCCCCCGTCCGCGCCTTCTCCGCCGAGCATGGTGCCGGATCCGAGTTCCCCCCATGTGCTTCCGCTGACGGTCCCGCCGACGCCGAGTGCCACCGGCAGCGGCGCAAGGGAATCCGCCGGCGGGGCGAGGAGTTTCACCCGCGTGATGCGTGCCGTACCCGCTCCGTAGGTCCGGGCGGAGACAGTGAGCGTCCACACGGCCCCGTCCGAAAGAGCGGCACCGTCGAGGGTGAACACATCCACGGCGCCGACGGTGTACGCCGGTCCCTCCTCCGTGACCGTGCTCGTACCGTCCGAGAGCGTTACGCGCACCCTTCCCGTCCCGCCGGCGGTCACGTCACGCTCGACGAGAAGCTCCATCACCGCAGACCTCCACGCCGAGCGAGCGATGAACGCCCCCTCGTAGAGGTCCTCATATCCCTCCGCTTCGTCGGTCTCCATGACCTGCATCGTGTGGAAGAGCGTGAGCATGGAGGCTCCGCTCCCCCCTGCAGACGGCGGAAGCCATCCGCTCGCGAGCTTCCCGCTCGGTCCGGCGATGGGCATCGTGTCCGGAGCTGGCGTCACACTCGACGGCAGCCACGAAGTTGCGAGCTTTCCGTCCGCTCCCGAGACCGGAATCGCCGTCGCCGTGGGAGTCGCTGAGGTGGAGGCGCCGTTGATTCTGTCCACATACACATCTCCCCACTTCTTCGCGGGCTTCCCGAGCCCACCTTCCCCGTCGGCACGCGGAACAATGTTGCGCGTCGCCATGTATGTGCTCCCTCCTTTCCTGCCGCTACAGTCGCGGCATGATGTCGAGGTCCTCGTCCACGGTCCACTCATTCGAGTATCCCGGCACCAGGTTCGGCATCAGGCTCTCGCTGTCCGCGTCGAGCTCGAAAAACCCCTCCGAGACGGCGGTGATCCTGGTCCAGTTCGCCTCGTCCTCCCCGGGGGAAACACCCGGAACGCTCGTCCCCGTGCACCGGTAGGTATGGCCATCGAGGTACGCCACCGCCTGCGGATACACATACGTCTCCGCAGGATTCCAGGGAGGAGCCGACGCTCCGTAGGCCGCAGCCGCCGATGCCGCCGCCGCTACGGCATACTCCTCCGCCGCATCCTCCGCCGATGCCGCCGCAACTTCCGATGCGGCCGCTCTTTCCGCGCTCAAGGACGCCGCCGCTTCCGATGCGGCCGCTCTTTCCGCGCTCAAGGACGCCGCCGCTTCCGACGCCTCCGCGGCCTCCTTGAGCAGGTTCACATCACTTATGGTTGTCGCCCGCAAAAGCGTCATCTCTGCGAGGGCAACCCCGCGCAGCGCTCCCACGTCGGAGACGGCCTGATCCCTGGATGCCTCCACCGTCGTGACGGCCGTGTCCCGCGCCTCGCCGATCTCACCCAGGGCCGTGTCCCGCGCCTCCGCCAGTTCATTCCGGATCCCCGCCAGATCCGCCGCGACGGCGTCCAGGCGGTTCTCCGAGTTCCGCAGGAAATCGAGAACCGCATCAGCATTGATGTCCGTGTCCGCCACGCCCAGCTTCACCGCACGGGAGACCGCCTCCGCCAACTGCTGCGTCTGCATGACAATCCGATCCAGCGCCCGTTCCACTTCCTCGGGATTCCACGGCCCCTGGTGGACGAGGTCAAGAGGCTGTACCACCGGCATGGCACGGATGAGTGTCACCTTCCACCCTGTCGGGAGAGGATCCCCCACGACGGGATACAGCACCTTTCCGCCGCCGATGGAATAGTTGCTCTCCACAGGCTCCGTCACTCCTTCGGGAGAGGTAACATAGATCTCTACGTCCTCCGCATCCAGCACGGCGAAGGCGATCTCCCAGTTTCGCGCGACGCCGTTCGCCTCATAAACAACCTTCGTTCCCTGGGACATCACCGTCATGTCTTTCACCCCCTTCCCCGCGCATAAAAAAAGCCGCCCGAAGGCGGCACCTACGGCGCGACGAGCGCCTTTCTCCTTCTCCGTTCCCTCTTCACCCATCCGAGCAGTGCCGTCGGGTCCCCGGATTGTGCGGCCAAAATCATGCGCTTGATGGCCACCACAGGAATATTTCCACCGAGCACCAACGTGTAGGCCTCGAGAAGAGCGAGCCCCGAATCGACGTAGTCCCCGCTCATGAACTCCGTCATGACCCGCGCCACGGCGTTCGCCACCGAATCGATCGGCGTTCCTCCCGGCCTCCCGATGGACATGGATGCGAAGAGAGAACTCCCGATGATCGGAATGTTCGACACGAGCTGCCCACCCAGACGACGAACCACCTCTCTGCCATCCTCCGGCGGTTCTCCGTTCGACAGAAGATCCATGAGGATCACGCCGACGACGAGTCCCATGCTTCCGTAGAGCCCCTTCCTAAGCCGCCCGTGCCTGAAGTCGCCCACGATGTCATGCACGGCGACACCCCAGATCTTATTCGCCTGGTTTCCGAACACCGTGAGCAGATTCAGCGTCTCGTTCCTGGCCATAAAGCGCGCCAGCTCCTTCGGAGACGCAGCCTGCTGTGTGTTGAGCGTCACTCGCTGCGCCCGGTAGCGCGCCTCCTCCGAGGAGGCGCCACGGGCCAGTTCCGCCCTGTAAACCGCGTTCCAGCCAATGACCCTCGTGATGCCATCCAGAACGGCGAGCGGAACGAACCCGGCGAGTGCAGCCCGCTGCGCAGCGGTCGGTTTCCACGTTCGCTTCAGCTCCTCCAGCGTTCGGTCCAGCGCGGCCCGCTTAACCTGAGGATCCATTTCCCAGACCCGCCGCATCGTCTTCACGGGATGTGCCAGGAATTCTCCGACGGAAGCGACGAGGTGCGCCGCTCCGGCATCTCGGAGGTAGTAGATCAAAGCCTGGGGTTGCTTGATAGCCGTGGCGAAATTGTAGGCCAGGGCAGCCACGGCCAGGTTCGATCTCAGCCGCCGGGCCATCTGGTCTATTGTCTTGAATCCCTTGTAAAACTCCGGATCGGCAATGCGGTTTACGTACTCCTGAACCGCCTCCGCAGCGTCCCGGCCGAACTTCGCTTCCACCGAGGTTCGGAGACTCGGCATTCCCGGCTCGTCCCTCTCAGCAAAGACGGCGTGCAGTTCCTTCGTCAGCTTCCTGAAAGCAATGAAGTGTTCCTGCTCCCCCACGGCCCTTCTCCATGTGTAGAGCAGTCCCAGAGTTATCGGCTGTTGGAAGTCCTCGGGGACGTTCTTCCGCTCGCGGGACCACCCCCTTTCCACGTACTGGCGCTGCAGACCATTCACCCGGAGGGCCTCCCGTCGCGCTCCCTCCAGCCCTTCGTCGAGAGTTTCCCCACGCCTGTTCGTCCAGGCTGTCCGGTACATGCGGATGTAGGCCTGCTGTGGAATGAACCCGAGATTGTCGGCGTCGAGCAACGCCTCCTCAAGGCGTTTCCTGTTTCGTTCGAACTCTTCGATGACTGACACCGCAAAGGCCTTCTCATCCACCGAGAGCACCGATGCCACCCTGGCGGCCAGTTCTTCGGAAACCCCGTTTCCGTATCTGAGCGCCGCCCGGTTTAGAGGATTGAACCACCCCGCGTAGATATGCAGACATTGATCCAGCGTCAGAGGTTCGACAACGCGCCGTTCCGGGTCGAACATACCTGCGTCTCCAATGCGCACTTCCGCGAGTTTCTTCTCCGTGATGCCGTACAGCTCCATGCGCTCCCGCATCCAATCCGCCCTTGCCTCCTCGGCGCGGAGTCGTCCGTCTTCTGCGGCATCCACGTTCTCGACGAAAAGCCTGTGCCAGGCCCCCCGAAAATCCACCGCACCATCAAGCCAGTCGAAGAGGCGAGAGGGGTTCAGGGTTTCCGCCCGGATTTTGTTGAGCCTCGAATCGGGATTCTTCCCGTCGGGAATCGTTCCGGGAGAAACAAGACGCCATCCCGGCTCCTTCTCCGTTCTTCCCCCCAAGGCGGCAAGAAGTTCCTCCCGCATAGTGTCGATCCGTTCCCGATCCGCAGCCTCTTTTGCCCGGTACTCTTCCACGCCCTCCGCCCGAATCTCCATGATCCGCTCGTGCAGCTGTCGCAATTCGTCGATACTCATGTCACTCAGAGAAACCCGGTCGAGCGAGGCAAGATCCTCCTCATGCACCGTTTCCACCGCCTCCGGGTTCTCCGCAAGAAAAACCTCCATCTCCCTCCGGATTCGAAGGGTCTCCTCCCTGCGCTGCTTCAGGTCGTATCCGCGCAGGGTCTCCAGAATCTCCATTTTTCTGGGCCAGCTCACACCGCCCCGGGTGGACATCTCGATCTCCTTCACGAGCGTCCGGACTTCCTTCCGTTCCGCCTCGTGCAGCCGCCGCAGTCGCCGCAGCTCCGCCATGCGGATACGCTCCCGGAGCACTCCTGCGACGATGCCGCCGGCGCGTCCCGCGAAGAACGCCGTCCTGGAGTATTTCTGCGCCGCCTTCATCACCGCAGCGAGAGCATCGCTCTCCGTGACGAGCTGTCCGACCTTCGTCCGTCCCGTCACCTCGTCGATCACGTCACGCACGTTCGCACGGATCCACCTGGCCGCCGACTCCCTCGTCTTCCAAACCAGATCGCGCCAGGCAACCTCCCGCGTCTTTCCGTCCGTCGCTCCGGCGTCCTCCGTCGCTCCGGCGTCCTCCGTCGCTCCGGCAAAACCCTCCAGCGCTTCCCGAATCAGTCCGGACTCCCGATAGAGCCCCCACAGACGCACCCGAAACTCCTCAGTCGCCGCCGGATCGCCACGGTCCCTCGCCTCCTCGAAAGCCGTCTGCAGGGTTTTCCGTTCTTCCCGTACCGCCCTTTCCCTGGATTTAAGGTATGTCTTCGCCCCGGACGTTCCCATGCGCTCAACGATCCATGGCAAAGTCTCTCCCGTCACCTCAAGGACGGGCGGAAGAGGCTGCGGACGAACGGGAGCGTTCTTCAGCCTGAGCGCGAGTGCCTCGTCTCCCATGCCGAGAACCTGTGCCACCTTGTCCAGACTGGTTCCGGTCTTTCTGAAGATCATGGGCATGCGCCGCTTGATCTCCCGCGCCGTCTCGCGTCCCACCAGTTCCGCGAGATCCTCGAAGCGGAGTCCTCCCTCGGCGACGATTTCCGAGACGAGCTTCCGGAAATCCGCGTAGGCGTTGCCCGCCTCGTCCGCCTCGTGTTGTCGTACAAGCCACTCATCGACGGCATCCACGCCCTCCCGCGTTCCCTCGAACCATGCGGGATCGAAGAGCGACTCCTCGTCCCCCTCCGCAGCCAGATCCGCCGCACGCTCCACCTCCCTGCCTCGCCGTTCCGCCTCTGCCTCTTCCGGTGCTGGAGGAAGATCCTCGAATCTCGCGGACGTGTCCTCCTCGGCCGTTTCCTCCGCCTCCGGAGGCTCTCCGCGGGCCGCCTGGTCGAATGCCTCGCGCTCGAAACGCTCCTCCGGCGTGGCGAGCATCCTGTCGAACACCCCACGGACCTCCGGCGACACCTCCACATTCAGGGCCGACACACTCCGGTACAGTGCCGTCAGCCACTGCCGGAACTTCTCGAAGACGTCCCGCAATCCCGAGCTGGGCGCCCTTCCGGTCATAAGGTACGCCTCGAATCCGCGAGCAAACCGCTCATGCTGTTCCCTTGTGAGCGCCCCGTCGCTCTCAAGCCATTCGAGGACGGTCGTCCAGTCCCTCCTCGCCTGCTCCGACAATTTCCCAGCCTGTTCCAGGTCGCGAAGGAAAAGGTGTCCCGTTTCGTGCAGCAGCGTGGACCGGTCTGCCCCCTCGAAAAGGCGGATCACCGTCCGCCCCCGCTCGAACTCGATAGCCCCCCTGGGCGGTCCGGAATCCGTGCCGTGATAGAAACCCGGATGCTGCTGCCGAAGCTTGACAAGATCGGCTTCGGTCTTTACACTCAGGCTAAGAAAGCTCTCTAGGCGCGAACCCCCGGTGAACCCGATGCCGGCTCGGTCAAGCCAAAGGGAGCTTTTATCTATGTTGATGTACCGTAAATTACCCTTCTCGATCTGCCTGATAAACCACTGATTGTCCGCCCCTCCAGAAGTTCCCTTCCCGTAGGCACTTGAAAGCTTGTTCACGAAATACCCACCAATGTGTAACTTCACATCAAGGTGCAGGGCTGCGACGATTGTCGCTCCATCCTTGTCCAGCAATTCGAGCATGGCGACAAGGCCACGGTATTTCCCTGAGGCGTCCGACTCGAAGATTGCGATAGGGTCAGCAAGTGCCTCTGGGATCTGCTTGATAAGATCCGGACCGATCCCCGGATGATCCTGCAGAATCTTCACGATTTTTCCGGCCCGTATCACAACCGGCAGAACCTTCGCTCCGATCAGATGAAACGCAAGCGGCGTTGTCATCACAGGGACCTCATCGCGAGGAGAAATTCCACCGCTCAACACCTGATCGACCGTATTGCTCCACGCCGCTGCATCCTGCTGCAGTTTGGCGTCCGCATTCCGCTGATAGAACGTCTCCGCCTTCCGAGGTTTGAACCTCCGCGAGGGAGGGACGACGTTGCCCTCCATGTCGCGGACGACGGGACCGGAGAGCTTCCGGTTGTTCCTCGTATCCTTGTAGACGTAGGACTCCCCGTCGTCATAACCCAGCTCCGCGATGGAGTTGCCGTCCCACCAGAGATCCTTCAGGGGAACCCTCGTCTCGATAATGCGGAACCCGCCACGAATCCAGGCACCCGCCAGCTCGGCATAGGCCCGGGATGGCGTCACCCAATCGCCGTTTCGGAAGCTGCCTTCCTTGACTCCCTTCGGCACGGCACGGTAGACGGTCAGAGCCGTCAGCCCGTCTCCCTTCGCCTCGTCCTGCCGTAGTGCGGCCAGAACGGCCCGAAAGGCTTCCTGCTCTTCGCTGCCGCTCATATACCACTCTGGATGAGACCAGTAGTCGTCGGGAACGGGGCTGGATTCCCGGATTCCGGCAAGGCAGTAATCTTCCCTGTTGGGCGCTCGGTGTTGCATCCGGTAATCCTCGTCCGAGCCGTACCCCGCCACCCTTGCCGCCTCATCGACGATGGCCTGGGCTGCATCCATGTCCCCGGCCTCGACGGCGGCGAAATAGCGTTTGTCAAGGGCCTTGGCATCGTTTTGGGATCCTTCTCCGGTGTCGATTTTTTCCAGAGCGGTCTGCTGACGGTAGACAAACTGCTCCACGTCGAAGGCAGGATCTTCAGCCCCCTCACGTCGAATTTCCAACCCCTGGCGCTCATACCACTCCTTCGCGGAAACCCCTTCCTCGCGGGCCACCACCGTAGCTCTGGCAGCGAGCAGCGCCGCGAAGCCTCCGGCCTCCTCCTCGGACACCCCCGCTCTGATGGCGGATTCCCGCGCCGCCTCGAAGATCTCCGCAGCCTCCTTTCGCGCCTGTTCGGCCTTCCCCGAATCCGGCATCTCCTTCCGGTGGAGCATCACGTCCATGCCGACACCGAAGAGGGCTCCGACGAACGATGCGGGAAGCCCCTCCCGCCACGCGATCTCCGTCAAATTCATCTCGTCCCAAGGAGTTCCCTCGCCAAACCGCTGCGAAATGATCCCCTGAAGCGTCTCCTGACCCCCCTCGGAAATCGCCCCGGCAAGAGCACCACGAAGAGCTTGTGTCACGCCCTCCGAGACTCCGAGGTGGCCCAACAGCTTCCCCACAGCTTCGTTGTCGCCGAAGAACCCGAGTTTGTCCGTCAGGAAATTCAGCGGCATGTTCAGCCAGAACGTGGAAGAGGCCGACGAGGACGCAAGCCGCTCGTCTCCGGTCCTTTCCAGAACCTGAAAATAGACACTTCCTCCCTCGGAGAGCGCCTCAAGAGCTGCGGAAACCGTCGTTCCAGCATACCGCGCCAGCGCGTGTACCGCGCTTCCGGACAGAAGAGCGCCACCGGCGCCGAGACTTCGGGCGATGAACGCCCCCGGCAGCAGAAAAAGCGTGGTCGAACCGAGCCCTTCGAAGACCGCGTCGGCGAATCCGTTCTCCGAAACCTCGCCCCGAAGGGACGCCGCGGCATCCTCGATGCGTCCCGCCGCATCCTTGGCAGCTCTCCAGTCCGTCAGCCACGCGACCCCCTTCCCCAGAGAGGATGCAGTGTTCAGAAACCCGACTGTCATGCCGCCGACCATCCTCGAGAGCGCATCCTCTCCGGCGGCATTGAACCTCTCCGCCCATTCGGGGAGACGCTCCGGGCTTGGATCGTTCCGACGCAGCGCCGGAACGATGTCCTGCCGCTGCACGACCCCTGCCCCTGGGAAAATCTCCTCCACGACGGGCTCGATGCGTCCTTTCACCTCGAAACGCTTCGAAAGCCTCTCCACCGGGACACCGTATGCGCCGGAATACGCCTCGAAGGCGTTCGACAGCAGTGCGTCTCCGTAGCGGGCAGTCGTCTCCTCCGTCCTGCCGAGACGCTCCCCGATCTCCCTCATGGAGTACCCCTCGGCAAGAGCGCGCTCCACCCTTGCGTCGAGACGCTCCTCTATCGCCGCGTCGTCGTATCCCGCGTCCCGTGCGGCCCTGATGCGATCCGCATAGGCGGGGAACCGGAGCGTAAGCAGATCTTCCATGTCACATCCTCATTCCCTGAAAAGAATGCCGTCGAGCGGCTCCGGCGACTCCGCCTCCGGAGCCTTCCCGTTCTCAAGTGTCGCCTCGCCCTCTTCCCCGATCTCCACATACCCCTTCTTCTCGATCATCCGGAGCATCTTTCCCGCGTCGGTATCGCGCAATCCCATCCAGCTCGTCGTCGGCGCGCCGCTCTCCTCGATCATCCGCTTCAGAATCCCCCGGGCGAGATCGTCGAACTGTTCCCTCGCGAAGGCACCCGACGCGGCGGCCTCGTCGAACTCAGCCAGCGCGTCGAACTGCAAGTCCAGAAGATCCAGCGCTTTCAGCGAACTCCTGAGGTTCGACCGCGCCACGCTCCGCGCCTTTCCGTCCAGGACGTCCCGTTTCCTCCGGTCCTCCCGCAGCGTTCCGAGCAGCCGCCGCCCCTGTCGTTCGCTGAGAAGTCCGTCCGCAACAGCATCCGTCACGGTCACCTCATCAGTCCTTCCCGAAAGGATTCCCGCGTACAGTCTCTCGTAGGCCGCTTCCGCCTCCGTCCGCGACGTCCCGAACTGCTCCAGCTTCATGAAATCCCGCTCCTCCGGAGTCGCCTTCTTCCACCGCGTGCGGAAAGCACGGTTCTCCGCCCGTTCCGCCATGGCGATACGGCGTTCCACCATACCCTCGAAGCGGTTCGTCCAGGTGAGTGCCCTGTCCGGATCCAGAAGCCCCTTGTCCCGCAGCGTGAGCAACTGCGCTGCGGAGACACTTTTCCCCTGCATATAGGCCGTGGAGAGGGCCTCCTCAGTTTCGCGGTAGCGCTCCTCCAAGGCGCGCCGTTCCTCCTCCCTCGCGTTGGAGAGCTCGCTCCTATGGTGCGACTCCAGCCGTTTCCTCGTCTCCTCGTCGAGATCCGGATACCGTTCCGGATCGAAGGTCCACGCCTTCGGCGAGGCCGCGATGTCCGCCAGCGCGTCGTTGAACGAGATGGACCGCATCGCCCCGGAAAGGTACTTCTGCCTCGTCGTCTCATCGAGCCAGGACGCCCCGGACACCAGCGCCGCTACCCCAGCCCGGTCCCTGTTCGTCACGAGTTTTCCGTAGGCATCCTCGAAAACGGCGTTCCTGTGGTTCGTCTGTTTCGCCAGGAAGAGCTCCTGCAGGTTCCCCTCCTCGGAAACCCCCTTCAGTTCCAGATACTGCGAGAGCCTCTCCGCGACCCGAGAATTCCCGATCCTGCCGAGTATCTCCCCAGCGAATTTCTCGTAGTTTCCGCGCACCCTGGGAAAAATTCCCTCGTAGTCCGGATTCTGCGACTCTTCCAGATAGGAAGTCCGCCACCATGCATCCACATCGGCCTTCGCCTTTGCGAACTCCACGGCATCGACCTCGTCCCTCCGCTCCATGGCGACGGAAAAGAGCCTCTCTCCGGAGCGCGACACGACCGCACCGAGACGTGCCGCCGCACGCGCGATCTCCTCCTGCCCGGCCTCGGCGAGTTGTCCGCCGAATGCCCCCGGCGGCACGTGCTCCGGCATCCTCACCGAAGGAAGCTGTCTCGGTTCCACCCGAACCTGATACCGCGGCACTCTCGGCATGTCCTCACCTCACGAAAAAAGCCGCCCCCACTGAACAGGAGCGGCTCATATTCATATCACCACGCATTTCTGCGGCCCCACCACGAACTCCATCGGTCGGCGTAGCCGATTCTTTTCCCGCTGTAGGTTCCGACACCGGCTCCTGCAGCACCTCCTCCCTTCCACTGCATCCACTGAGACGCCACCGACGAGGCCCCGGCGAGCAGCGACGCCGTGGAGTTCAACCGGCCCGTATAGAGCGCGTTCTCCGCGCCGAGCTCCCCGAGCGCGCGGTCATTCTTCGCCTCGAAGAGCGCCAGACGCTTCCGCCCTTCGAGTCCTGCCGCCTCCGCTTGGAATCCCCACTTCTCCGCCATCGTGTTGAAGCGGCTCATGGCCGCGTCCTGTTCCACCAGCATCGCCGAATCCGCCACGAGAGACAGCGGCGACCCCACGGAGATATCCACCCCGGAAGCGGCCCCCGCCGCGCGCTGCGCCCCCTTGAAGGCCCTTCCCTCCATCCGCAGCCGTTCCTCCTCTATTTTCCCGCGCGCCCCCGCCGTCTCCGCCTGTTGCAACGCAACCTTCCTGTTCTGCTCGATGAGTTCGGCCTGATACTCCGCCTGGCGGGCCGCGGCCTCGGACTGAACACGGATCGCGTTCGCCTGCGCTCTCGCGGCAGCCATGGCCGCATTAGCCTGCATGGCACTGCCCACCGCGGACATCGCCACACCCAGGAACTCAAGCCCCGTGCACATCCGACACCCCCACCCCTCTGTTTCGCCTCATTTCAATCCTGCAGAAGGGCAATCCCTCGGCGCCGTAAGGGCGTGCGGGATGCACCTCAAATCCGACCCTCTCGCACCAGGACAGACTGACGACATTCCGGGCGTCCACCCAATTCTCCAGGATCTCGAACCGCCGTCGCATGAGCCCGACGACCCTCCCGCCGTAGCGGAGGAACGGCACCCGCACTCGGAGAAACTCCTCCGTCGCCAGAAGCCACGGAATCCCCTTCCGGTCCGAGAGCAGCGACACCGGAGCGCATCCGAACACCACCACGGGACACTCCCGAAGCGCCACCACGTACAGCATGGAACTCGTTCTTACGGAAACGTCCAGTGCCTGCAGCGGCGTCATGTGGTGCGACGCCCACACCTCCCTTCGGTCCTCCCCGCGCATCCTCTCCGCAACGAAGGAAACATCCCCCTCGCGCAACCTGCGGAGAGAGACATCCCCCCTGGCGGCGAGCACGTCCTCAGCCACCGGCGACCACATTCGGAATCACCGCCAGAACCGACAGGGGAAGCGGATCCCGCATCCGGATGAACACCCGGCCCCTTGAATCGAATCCACCCTGCAACTGCACATCCTTGTCTCCGGAAAAGAGGCGCACCGGAGCACCCCAAGGCTCGTCCGTCCGAAACTTCACCTCGTCCAGCCGCTCCGCATCGGGACCGACCCAAAACCCACGTGTGCGATCCACCCGAACCGTCACCGACGGAATAGCCTTCTTTCGCCCGAGCAGCGTCCCGTCTCCCTGCACATCGATGTCGAGCGTTTCCAGGTCGCATTCGTAAGGAAGCCCCACATGCACCGTCGAATAGACGCCCGGAAGCGTCAGCGCTCCTCCGGCCACAACCTGTTTCGGAAGTACATGCCCGTCGGCGAGAATCGCCACCGCCTCCCCGTTCAGGTGCGACAGCCCCGTCACCGTCGCCGATGCAGAGCCCGTCTTCGTCACGGCGCAGTCCATGAAGACTCCGGACACCGGATCGTCCTGGGGAAGCCGCGTCGCGAGACGCTCCACGAACCGCTTCGTAACGCCCCCGACGGTACGGCGAACGATCAGCCACAACTCGTCCTCGACTTCTCCGGGCACGGAACAGAGCGACTCCACCGCCCCCCGCGTCTCGTGGCGGTGCCAGGCGACCACGTCGTGCTCCCTCATGTACGTGAGCCCGACCAGGGACCCGTCCGAGAGCGCGCACCAGACCACCGACCACGGAGCTTGCTGATATGCCATGTCTACAACCCTCTTCCCCCGGAAAAGGTGCTCCGCGAGCACCGTCAGGTCCGTTCCCGAGTACCCGTCGCTCTCCAGGGAATAGGCGAGGTTCCGGACGACGCCCCGCCTGTCCGCGTAGAGAATCTCGTTCCCCACCACCAGAGGATCCACCTCGGAGGATCCCCGGTATCCCTCCGCCGTGCCCATGATCGACGAGGGAGTGACGATGCCGTCCACTCCGCCCAGTTTCCATTCGCTTCCGACCGTGAGCACCATGAGTTCCTTCAGGCTCAGGAGATGCCGCACCGCGTTCACCTGCCGCGACGAGAGTGATACCGAAATGGCATCGTCATCCGCCGTCGGGAGGGATGTTCCGAAATTCCGGTAATCCGCAGGTCGGGAAAGCCACACCATGTCCGGCCTCGACTTCGTTCCTCCGAAGGCAAGGCGGTCCTGATAGAACGCCACAGCCCTCGGGAAACCGCGGACGAAAGAGAATGCCCCCTCGGCCCAGTCCGTCGTTCCCTCGGAAAGAGGCGGAAGCGTGCGCTTCACCTGTGCCGTTACACTCGTCGGAGAAGAAACGCTCCAGATCTCCACGATACCGTCGTATTGCCCGCCGAAATCCTCCAGCTTCACGAACCCGAAGTCCATGGACCCCTCCGGAAGTGCCTGGCTGAAGGAAGAGGCGACGAAGCGCACCCAGGACGGCTCGTCCAGCTCACCCGAGTCGCTGTAGTTCTTGTTCGCCGATGACGTGTAGGAACGGTGCGTGATCCACACTCCCGAATCCGGATCCTTCACCTGCACGCTTACGTTCCCGTTCCAGAAGCCACCCGTTTCAAAGCGCCAGCCGTTGTAACACAGAATCTCGTACGTAGTCCCGACCATGGCTCCCATGTTGATGAACCAGTTCCCATGCGGCGACGAGGGCCACCCCGGCGGAACCAGATCCTCATCATCCGGATCCTGGTCCCGCCAACACACGTACAGATTCGGAGTCGCCCCCAACGTGTACCGCACCACCTCATTCCGCCGATACCCGAAATTCTGCTGTCTGTTCGGATCGAAAACCGTCGATGAAGTGACCGGAGCCGTCTGCTTCGACGTGGGAGGAACGAAGGACGACAGCCGGAACAGAGCGGACTCATGATCCGACGAGAACATCGCCGCCGATGCCGTGAGCGTCACCAGTCCCGTCGTTCCACTTGCCGTGATGCGCGTAGCCGAGGTGTTCGTCTCCAGAAACGGTCCGTTCCGCATCTCGAACGCCGTGAGCGACCAGTTCGCATCACCCCTGCGCGTCAGCGTCATGACGGTGTTGAAGTCCTTGCCACAGAGCCACACCATGTCCCCCGACTGCGCGTAGGTGAGGCGACCGAGTTCCTCCGCGCTCCACGGAGAAGCAAGCTCGTAGGGGACGCCGCCCGAGAACACCGGCGCTCCGTTCTTGAAAAACCGGACGTAATAGTCGCCGAATTCGAGAACATAGTTGTCCTCGGCGCTGAAGGAAAAAGGAATCAGGCGCACCCGCCCGGAATTTTTCGTCGTCGTCACGTACCGTGTCCCCGGACGGTTTGACGCACCGCCGTGGGGATGCACAATGAAGTTCTTCAACGTGCGACATCCCACGGCGTACTTCGCCAGATCCGTCCTCGCGTACAGCGCCGGGGAAAGCTCCCCCGCCGCGAAGCTCGCCTGAAGAGGCCTCATTTCACCGCACCTCCACGTACCTCCGGGACTGCGTCACCTCCCGGACACCCTCCGACGCCGCCACGGTCCCAGCGCGCCGTGCAAGCAGCTCCGCCTTGCGGTAACAGTACTCCGCGACCCTTTCCTGACCGATGAGCGAATAGGCCAGGTCCGCCGCAAGGCGCGTCGCGAGCAATTCCACGAAAAGCGCGTCGAACTTCGTCACGTCCTCAATGCGCGCCGTGTACTCCAACCACGCCTCCGGAAGATCCGCCAAAACCCGCAGACCACAGGTGGACCGAACACCATCCGACGAGACAATCTCGAAACGCTCCCGTTCCACCTTCCCGAGCGCCGCCCCCGAAAAGAGTCTCCTGGCGAAAAGACAGTCCCCGGGGTACTGGTACACGTGAAGCCACCCCGGACGGCTTTCGCCTGCGACTTCCGTCAGCGCAGCACAGCGCGCCGCGAAGTTCCAGGGGAACTCACGGAGCAATGCATCCCGCGTCGGAGCAAACGCGAGGGAGAGCGCCCGCGCCGCCTGGGACTGCTCGTCCAGGCTCGACACGGGCGCCACATTGATCAGAAGAAGTGCCTTGTTCGCTATCTGCGTTTCCGACACCACGGCTACTCCTCCCTCCGCCGCGCCTCCCTCCGCCCGGAAGCATCCGCCGCGGATTTTTTCTCTCCGGCAAGAGGCGAACAGTGCCGAGGCACCCGCTCCCCCTCGCCGAAGGAAACAATCTCCCCGGCTCGAAGATACCGCCCGGAGAAATCAACGCAATCCCTAAGGACCAGATGGTCCGTCATCGGAAACCACCCCTTAGCCGTTCGTCTGGGCGTCCGGCGTGAGAAACGCGGTGAACTTACCGGCCGTGAGCGGACCTGTCCCCACCGTGAAGAAAGCACGAAGATAGCGCTTCACGCCCTGGGGAACGCGGACCCTCACCGGCGTGGCTCCCTTGACGAGCACCGCCTTTCCGACTTCCCCCGACGCGTGGAGCGTCGTCTTCGTCCCGAAGGCTTCCGCGTCGCTCGTCTCCAGAGAGAACACCACCGTCGCAGCGCCGGACGCCGCTGCCGCCTCGGCCACGTTCACCACGAAAAAGAGTTCGTTTCCGTAGGCATCGCCTCCCTTTACCAGATCCACCACGTCAGTGGAGGGCGCCGAGGCCGTCACCGCCTGCTCCCTGCAGAAAAGATTCAACTTGTCGAGAACCATCGTTTTCCTCCTTCCGTTCCCATTACGCGAAGGGAACCGCCGCTTCAGTGTTCAGAATCGCGTCGCAACGCCGGACGGGCATACCGTCAAAAGCGAGGACCTGCTTGCCGGCCACGTTGTCCCAAGTCAGATTCACGTTGTTCTTCGCCAGAATCTGCTTCCGCAATGCAGACCGCACCGTCTTGTTGCAGTACCACACCGCGCGCCCCATGCCCATGCTCGGAGGAACCTCGCCGGCGTCGATCATCAGATTGATCAGATTGGCCGCGGAACTCCCGGCCAGGTCCGAAACATCGATGTTCGCAATCCGAACGACGTAGCGCCAATCCCGGACAGTGAGCCCGCATTTCCACTGGTAGTGGCTCCGGAACCCCTGATACAGACCGCCGTTCCCGTCCTCAAGCGTTACCTCGCCGAGATCCTCCTGCAGGAGCCCCGCCTTGGATCCCTTCGGATAGATTCCGTGGACCGTATTTTCCCCCCACACCACAAGCCAGATCGACGTGTTGTCGTCACCCCGTCCGCCTCCGTCGATCACGTTCGCCCCAGACGGCACGCTCGGATCACTGAAACGGGGAGCCAGCCCGACGAACTGTTCCGGCTTCGTCTTCTCCCCGTAGAACACCGTCCTCGCCATCTCCTGGTTCATCGCCTCCACGAAGGCCCTGTCCTCGGAAAGGCGAAACTCAGCCGTGTTCCCGTTCAGTATCGCCAGATCCTTGTCCACCTCCGCGTAGGCCTCCAGCATCCCCGTCGTGTCCGTCACCTGGACAGTCTGACTCTTGCTTTTGGGAACACCGTAGTTCAGCAGCCTCCAGGCCACGGCGGGGAGCCCCGTCCGGACCGTGGTCTTGTGCCCCGTGGGAAGATTGCCCTCCACCCAGGGCATGTCCGTGAGAATCTCGTTCGTGGCTTGCAACATCTCCACAATGGCCGAAATCTTCCCGGACGGATCCGTCCGGCGGGCCACATCCATCAACGTGGGATTCAAGTTCGCAAGCGTCGCCATCGTTCACACTCCTTTCCGTCATCTTCCGCGCTTCGCGGAAGGATACATGGCACCAAGAATCTCCTCCTTCGTCGGTTCGGACCCGACGGACCCGCCCAGAGGCGGCCGGTCCTCTCCGAGAGCCCTCCCAACCCTGACGAGAAAGCGCAGCACCTCGGGATGATTCCCCAGACGGTCGTCCACGAGGATCTTCTTCAATCCCGGCGTCCCGAGCCTCTCCACGATCCCCATGGCGATGCCGCGGTTCTCGTCCAGCCTCGCCCCTCCGATCTCCCTGTCCTTCCTCACCTCCTCGGTCCACGCCGCCACCTGTTCCTCGTGCCGCTGCACCACCGCCGTCATGGCGGCCTGCTCTTTCCTCACGAGAAGATCCACCAGTTTCTGCGCGTTCGTCTGGGAAAGATTCAGTTCCCTCGCCACGCCGCAAAACTCCTCGGCTGCCGTCTCGTCGTATGCGAACCCTTCCGGGATCTTGAACGGCTCATAGGCCTCCGGCGCGCCTCCCTCCGGAGGCTTGTTCTCCCCGGGAAGTTCAGACGGAGGCATCCCCTCCGGAGGAGTTCCTCCGCCGCCGGAGGGCGGATCCCCAGCGGGAGAATCACCCACCGGAGGATCTGCGAAAATCTGGAGATCGAACGTCTTCCCATTCATGTCAGCAACTCACCCCCTCATCCCTCTCTGCCTCATCCATCATCTGCCGGAACCGTTCCGGACACAGAGAAAGCAGATCATTCAGAACCCACAGCCCCATGTTCCTCTCCCCCTCGCGAAAAGCCGTTCCCGCAGCATCACCGACGAAAGACAGCCGGAATATCCCGGCACGGCCCAGAAGACGCCACAGAAAACGGCGACCCTCAGGGGTCGCCGCAACACGACGCAGATCATCCATATCACGTTCCACCCGGCGCATGTTCCGCTCCGTTACTTCTCCAACCTCTTCAGAGGGCACCTACGCACCACCTCCCATCCCCAAAGAACCCATCAGCATGGAAAGAGCATTGTTGCCTCCCGTGTCAGCCTCGGAAAGAACCTTCGCACCCTGGGCAGCCTGCGCCGCCATCTGCGCCGCCTGGGCGGCCTGCTCCTTCCTCGCTCGCGCCTCCCGGATCTCCGCAACCTCGTCGTCAGACACCACCATCCCGGGCGGCGTCCCCAGCGCCGCAGCATACTCGTCAATGGTCTGGTCCCAGTCAATCTTGTCTACCGCAGCGGGATTCACAGCCGCCAGGCTCCCCGTGAAGGCTACGAGCTGTTCGATTCCCGTCACGGCAACCATGCGCTGTGCCTGGGCCAGCATGGAAACGTACTCCACCTGAAGATCCATTCCCGCCAGTTCCTCCGGAGGAGGCGGAACCAGGCCGGACCGGAGCATGATACTGAACGTCCTGTCGATGAGCGGATCCAGCAGCTCACCCTCAAGCCGCTCCAACACCGGACCGAGCATCACGAGCTTTTCCTCGTGCCGTTCCACCACTTCTCGTGCGGTCATATCCCTTCGCCCGGCTTGGTCCATCGAAGTGAGCATCAGGAAGAGGTCGTTGAAGAACGTCCTCCCGATGCTGTCCTTCACCGACCGGATCTTGTACTCCACTGCCTGCAGGTCCGGCGAGATCTGGTAAAGAGGTGTCACCGCCTCCCGCTCCGATCCGTCCACGAAGGTGATTCCTCCTGGAAGAATGTTCACCCCGTCCCGCCGGAAGTTCCAGGGCACCCGAAGAGGCGGATCCACCACCTTCGCCAGGGCCATGAGGGAATCCTCCTGGAGTTTCTGGAGCATCTTCGAGTCCCCCAGAGCAGTCCACCCCGGACCACGTCCATAGACACAGTTCGGCCGTACCTCCCATCTCGGCGCCATGACCGGCAATTCCTCGAACCCAGAGGCCCGGAGAAACCTTCCTTCCGTCGCAGCCTCCTCGAAGTGAACACTCCGGTAACGCATCCCCCTCGGCCCGGGAAGCCCTTCAATGCGCTCGTCGTTCGGCTCGATCACGTGGAGGATCCGGAACCACGCCTCCGTGGAGCCGTTCAGAAACGCCGCTCTCACCGAATCCGACACCGCATCCATCCCGAACTCGGCCACCATCTGGGCTGCCGTCATCCATCCCTCCCGGACGAACACCTCCGTCCGCAAGTCCGGTCCCAGCGCGAGCAGATATTCCCCGGCGGAGAACGTCCGGCACCGGATCACGTCCCGGTAGTCCGGAAGCACCATCATGGCCCCCGTCCCAAAAGCGCCGACCTCCCCGTAGAGCATGTGCAGTGCGTTGTACGTATTCGACCGTGCGAAGACCGTCTCCATCCTGCGCTGCACCTCGGCAAGCCAGAACTTCACCGGCGGATACTCCGACAGCCCGGAATCCGGAACCTCCAGACGGAACCACGGCCGCGACGGAGACGTGAGCCCGCTCTGCATTCCCGCTGCAAGTACCCGCAGAGCCCTCTCAGGCTCCCCGTCGATGATCCTTTCATCTCCGCGTTTGCCCCGGTTTGGGCGCTCATCGGAAAAAACCCCGCTCCCCGGCGAAATGTGGTCCGCGATCTCCTTCCAGATGGGAATCCACGTGGCACGTTCCGTCTTTAGCGCCGCAATCCGGCGGCGCAGTTCATCCAACGGCGGCGCCATTTCCCTGCCTCCTCTCCTTCCGTCCTCACTGACCAAGAAGAGCCTTTCCAGATCCAGAATTCCCGGAGACCCCCTTCGAGAGAGCCCCTCCCGGGAGCGTGTAGATAGTCCCGTATCTGGAAAGCGCCGCTTTCTGGCGCTTCAGCTCCCGCTGCCGTGCGCGGCCGATCTCCTCCGATGCCGAATAATCCACCACCTCCGGCGCCGGCGGAGGTGCGGCGGGCGGATCGGGAGCCTTCGGCATCTCCACTTCCGGAATGGATGGCGTGGACAAACACATTCGAGTCACCCCCTTCTCGCAAGCACGTCATACGTCCGCCCGGAGGAAAATTCCGGCCGCTGTCTTTCATCCCGCCTCACCACCGGAGCCGCGAAGGTCAATGCCAGCGCGTCCGCCAGATCCGGCGACGCCAGCCCACGCTTCTTCATGTCCTCCTTCCGCTCCAACTGAATCCGCCCCCTCACCGTGAATCCGTACTCCGGACCCGCGAGATCGTCCTTCAGATCCTCCTCCGGAGGAAGAGCACCCCCTGATTCCAGCCATTCCTTCATCTTGCACCACATCTCCGCACGAATATTCTCGTACCGGTCCACGTTCACCGCACGCCCGCCGAAATTCACGGGGATAGGCCTCCGCCCCATCTGACGCAACCGATCGATCACCCCCGTACCCCATCCAACATCGACAAAGACCGCATCCGCTCGATAACGGTCCTCGAACTCCGCCACCAACCCCGCGAGTGTCATGTTGTCGATGTTCAGCCAGACCCCGAGCAACGCCGAACGCAGACCCTGGCGGAGAAAGACCGCCGAACGATCGTCCCCCTCCCACGCCACGTCCACACCGAGAACCACAGGGGCAAAGGAATACTGCTCCTCCCGGAGATGCTTCCCGAACGCCGCTTCGATGAGCGAAAGAGGAATGAGCTGCACCACAGACGCGGACGGAAAATCCCCGGCAACGCGGACCCGGAAGATATCGCTCTCCCGCCCGTACTTTTCCTCCATCTTCCGAACCCACTCCTTCGACACGAGCGGCGAGTCCTCCGCAGAGAAATGCAGCCGCACCCAAAGATCCCTGTCCCGATAGAACGCACGGTGGAAGTATCCCGTCACACGCGTCGGATTCGCCGCCATCACGACGCGCGCGCCGGGCGTCGAAAGCGCCCCTTCCGCGACCTCGAAGATCTGCTCCGGAATCCCCGAGGCCTCGTCGATGAGAAAGAGCAGATTCCTCGCGTGAAATCCCTGGAGCGCCTCGGGACGCTCCTTTGTGGAGGTGCGCCGCACCCCATACGACGAAGATCCGACCACCCGGACATACTCCGAGGACACCTCCAAATTCTCCCTGTACCAGACATGAAGCCTCCCGTGCCACTTCCCGATCTCCGGCCACAGAATGTCCTTCAACTGATGTTCCGTCGGCGCCGTGCACGGCACACGTGCGTCCGGATGCGTACAAAGGAACCAGAGGAGAAGCCACGCCAGCGCCGTCGATTTCCCTGTCCCGTGCCCGGACCTCACCGCCACGTGGGCGCCAGGTTTCGAAATCGCGTCGAGGAGTTGTGCCTGCTGTTCCGTAGGCTCCACGGAGACAGCCTCACGAACGAACGCCACAGGCGAGACCCGATGCCGGCGGAGCACCTCCTTCGTCTTCGCCACCCAGTCAGGAATCGTTTCCATCGTTGCCGTCCTCGAGGATATCCGCGAGACCGAACCGCACCGTCAGAGTCGCGGTGTCTTTCCACATGGACAGGTGTCGCCCGAGCAATTCCAACGCTTTCGTCTTGTCCCACCGGCGCACTTTCTTCGTGTACCCCACGAGGCAGCGCTCCTTGCCGGATCCCGCATACTCCTCGAGGATCTCGATACTTGCGAGAGCCGCAGCAGTGTCGTCATCCAGCTCGTGCGGAGCCTTCAGGCTCCCGTCCTCACGAAACAGCCTCCTCGCGTCGGAGAAGGCCACCCGTGCAAGCTCGCGGACCACCATATCCTGGGTGACTTCCACCCGTTGCGCCCGTTCCTCCTGTCCCCTTTGGATCGCCGATGCAACCTGAGTTTTCCGTAGTAACTGCAATCCGATAGAATCGGCGGTCTTCATGCTATATCCCGCCCTGATGGCCGCCTGAGTGGCGTTCAGATCGACGAGATACTCCGCCACGAATCGTTCCTGCTTCGGCGTGAGTTTGCGAACTTTCATGGCGGTCACCTCCCCATCCCCAAAACAAAAAATGCCCCACCGTTTCCGGTAGGGGCACATCTAGGCAGCACAAAAATATGACATCGAAAAAACTCGCACTTTAACGGTGACGAGCTTTTCGATATTTAATAGGGAAGAAGGGGCTACCCCCTACTTCAGAGAAAAACCCTAGTTTGCCCGAAAAATCCGGGTCTAGAATAATCCCCTGCCTTTTCCAGTAGCCCCTGCCTTATCTCGTCTTGTGAGACGAGGCCACCTCGATACTAGGCTCGCTGTGGCGTTGAGTCCCTCTCACGTCCAATCAGCTTCATCTCGAAACTTCAAGGCTTAGTGAAGGGTGCTCATCTTTGGCATTCTCTTCTCTGGAACTGTCCCTTAAGAAAAGGAGTCACCCACCTAGTCGAGTGAGTAGAGTCGGGGAGCTAACATAACTGCGGTCAAGATCTGTACTAGCATCTCTACCAAAGTAATCACTCCCCCTTCTTAAGAGATTTGTCTAATTATACCAACAACCCACACAAAAGGCCATGTCTCGATAAGAAAACCAGCGCTACGACTTTCGTCCACGGTAACACCATAGCACGTTTTTTTCTGGGAATCATTCCCAAAAATGATTCCGGATTTTACAGCCCCCACTCCTCCGCCACTCTTCCGGCGATCCCATCAAGGCTCCGATAGAGTTCACTCTTCGAGCAGTCAAGCACCGGCCCGAGCTCCCACCACGGCGAGCCCTTCCAGCAGTGCATCTCGACCAAAAAGCGATCCCGATCCGAAAGCCCAGAGAAAACCCGCTCCATCCGCTCTATATTCCTCGCGAGCCGGCGGTACTCCGGGTCCGCCTCCTTCCTCTCCAGGAGCCGTTCCTGCATGTATTTCGGAAGCCCTCCTCGAACTGGTCCCGTCTCCGAAGCCCCGCCGGCGGTCACGATCCCCTCGATCCACCGATCCAGAGTGTTCCTCGTCTTCACCCACTCGGGGTATTCCTGGAGAAGTGTCATCGCCAGTTGCAGCGCACGGCGGCGCACCTTCACACTCATAACGGCAACCTTCCTTGCACACGCTCTCTCGTTTCGCGAACCAGAACCAACAGCCCCTCTCTCTCCTTTCTGAGTGCCTTCCTGCGCGAATCCAAAAAACAATCCTTCAGTTCCCTTTCGATTGCCGCGCAGTTTCTCTGCACTCGCTGGTACTCCGGGTGACATTCCTTGAGCATGATGATCTTCTCCGCCTGCGGAAGCGATACGCCACCCTGGACGCGATCGGAATACGGGTCTTTGAACGACGACACCTCGAAGATGGAATCCATGACGCGAAGTAGGCGTTTCCACGCCGGATAGAGTTCAAGTTTCCTCTCGGCGGCGGTTATTTCGTCCGGTGCATAGGGCGAAAGGATCTCCATTATCGCGTCGTTTTTACGCATTCCCTACCCCCCCGCCTACCCGGCTTTGAACGAGGCGCAGACGACCGCCCCTTCTTTGAATCCCGGCGCCGCTATCCCGATCAGTTCAACCTTCACATTCTCCAGGTCGCAGCACCATTCGTCGGCGCCGTCATTCCACCCGCTGTCGCCCCACATCCTCAAACGATCGTTCCATCTCGCACGTCCGTTCGGATGGATCCTTCTCGCTGACTCTTCATCCATAGCCACGACGACGGCGGAATCGTAGTAGTCGTAGCCGCCGTTCACGGTCTGCGAAATCCGGTAGATTCTTGGGTACGACACGATCGTTGCCTCCTGGATCTTCATCACGATCTCCTCCCGGCTCATCACGCTTCCCCCCTCTTCCGAATCACGGCCGCCGCGTAGAATGCGATCAGCCCGGCGTCGCTCCTACCGTGATGCGGCGTTCTCGCCCCGTCCGGAACCAGTTCGAGATCCGGGAGCAACTGCTTCGCTCTCATGAGAGACCGCTCCTTCGTATCGCCGCAGACCGTTCCGCTTCCGAAGACGTACCGCTGCCACGCCCGAGGAGGCACCGTCTGGTACTCGATCCGCAGGCCCGCGAGAATCCCTTTCCAGATTCCGTAGTTCTCGCCGAGCGAAAACGCGCTCTTCGCTCCCTGAACGTGCCCGCCCTTCGCCATGTACTGCTGCCGCTCGATCACGGCGAAGGAATCCCCGAGTCCGCGCAGCTCCGCCGCGGCGGTTTCAGGCTCCCCGCTCCAATCGAAGACGCGGACGACTCCCTTCGTCCGCGGTTCCAGGACGACGACGGCTCCCGTCGCCCCGGGATCGATCCCTATCGCGTATACCCTTTGAGTCTGGAGCGGCTGTTCACGCATCTTATCCCTGCTCATACCGCGACCAACGATTCCTTGAATTCCCGGATCAGCTTCGACGCCTGCATCTTCGTCAGCAGCTCCGGCGCGGCGACGCCGTTCTTCCGGAGAAACCACTTCTGCTTCTCCGTCGCCGGTTCGCCCAACCGCTGGTCTATCAGCTTCGATGCCTCGCCGGCCGTGATGTCCGGATCGTATTCGATTCCGGCCCGCCTCAGGAAATCGATCTGCTTTTCCGTCGCCCGGTTCTTCCTCCAGGGGGCCGCCTTCTTCGAAAGGGATGACCTCCCGTACTGCCGACAATAGTCCTCGCACACGCCCATCGCGTACCCGAGCGGAATCGGCTCCTCCGAAAGCGGGGTCGTCTCTCCCTCCGGATGGAAGACCAACGGAACGTATCCGTCGCTCGATTTCTTCGCGAAGACGAACGATCCGTCGCCGATCGCGAGCCTGAAGTGCTCTCCGATCGCGGCCCACACGAACTTGCTTCGCTCGAACAGGTCGAACTCAGCGGACACCGCATGGAGCTTCGTCGACCGGTCGATCTGCTGCTCTTCGTGCTCCACCCTGTCGTACGCCTCACCGAGCGTCTCCCCATTCTTCGGAACGATCCGGGGATCTCCCGCCAGAGTCGCCAAATTGCAGAGTTTATGTCGTCCGGCCGTATCGACGAAGTCGATGACGACGCAATCCTGCTTCATCGGAGCCGTTCGCAGTCCCCGCCCGACCATCTGCGTGTACAGGACCGCGCTCTTCGTGGGCCGCGCGAGCATGATCGCCGACGTATTCGGCGCGTCCCACCCTTCCGTCAGGACATTGCAGTTTGTCACGACGTTCAGCGGTCCCGAATCGAACTCCGACAGGATCCTCGAGCGATCGTCTCTGTCCATGTCGCCGTACACCGCTTCCGCTCCGATCCCCTCCGACCGGAAGGCATCCGCCATATCCCGCGAATGCTTCACGTCGCAGCAAAAGACCACCGCCTTCCGGCCCTTCGCGTGCTCCAGATACCCTTTCGCGACGAGTTCGTTGCGCGCCGGGATGTTGATGATGTCCGACAGTTCGTTCAGCGCGAAATCTCCTGCCCGCGTATGCACCGAAGAAAGATCCGACTTCGTCGAAACCGATATCCCCCTCGCGTCGCACAGATACCCCGCCCGGATCATCGTCGTGATGGATCGTTCGTACACGACCTCCTCGAATACCGCGGAAAGCCCGACCCCGTCGCCCCGGTATCCCGTCGCCGTCACACCAACGAGAAGCTTCTCCGGATCGCCGGACATGAACCCGAGTTCCGACATAAGCCGGTAATAACTCTCCGCCGTCGCGTGATGACAGTTATGGACTAGAATTCCGTCGGCGAAGTAGTTGTTATTTCCTTCAACTTCGAGGTTATAGACGAAATCGTTTCCGAAGTTTTCTCCACGATCTCCTTGTTCGAAAACCTCAATACGGTCCACCCGAAGGAATTCAAAAAGGTTTCGATTTTCTTTCCGCACAGGTGACATGTGTACGACGTGATCGCCTGCACCGATATTTCGGCATGCAACGTACTCGCTCCTTTCGTAAACGAATATCGGATGCTCTTCAGTGCATACGAGATGCGTTCCGTCGGAAAGGGTCACTTTTACGAGGGGGCGCATCGGCTGCTTAAAAACGCGCACCACCTTCCTTTTTTCAAGCGTTTGTTCCTTGTGATCGAAAGAAAAGACTTCGTCTCCCACATCGATCGCTTCTATAGGCATGTCATCGACGAGCGTGCCGGCAGGGAAACACTCGTCGACGACCATCAGCTTGAAGTCCCTGTCCTTGAGCGCCCGCATCCGCCGTTCCGTCGCGGCCGTCTGAACCGAAGCCACGCACACCCGGGACGTCAAACCGTCCATCCGCTCCGCCTGAAGAATCCCAACGTCGGCTTCCGGCCAGACCATCCGGATCTTCGTCCTCGCCTGATTCAGCAACTCCTCCCGATGCGCGAGAACGATCGTCGGGACGTCCATCTCCCTGGCGAGCATTCCGAAGACGAGCGTTTTTCCCGCACCTGTCGGAAGCACCTCCAACTGCCGCGTGACGCCCCGTTTGCGCGCTTCGAGAACCGCCTTCACCGCCTCTTTCTGGTACGGTCTCGGCTCTATCATCTTTTCGAAGACCTCCTGTCACGTTCTCCGTTTCCGACACCGGAGCCCCAGAAGCCGCTCGGCGTCTCGACGCACAATCCGGAGGGCCCTTCCCCGTCCACCCAGATCGGCGACCATTTTTCACAGAAGACGCACCCGTGGCATCGCCCGTCCTCAAGCAGCGCCGGACAGGCGATTCGGATTTTCCTGACCGCCCGCCGGAAGGATTCGTCCTTGTGCGTTCCCGCGGCGAGAGCCAGCATCACCGGCCTGTACCGCTTCATATCCTCGACGAGGGAGACGGCCTCTTCCGGAGGCGTCGCCTTCACCTTTCCGTCCGCTCTAAGCGAAAGCGTTACCTTCCGCTCCCAAAGGACGCGTACCAGTTCATGGCATTTCATTCGGAGGGCCTCATGCGAACATCCTCATGCATCGCAGCTTCCTCACTCGTCCTGAATCGCGGCCCGCTCGTCGGGATCGTCGTCGAAATTGATCAGGATGGCTTTTTCTTCATCTGCGGGTAGTGCGTGCTCTGCGGGGAGTGTCCCCCCCGGCTCTATATCAGATATATAATTAATTCCCTTATACGTTCTTTGTATTTCCGAATTATTTTTTTCTGTATAGACCCCGGTAGAGCAACTACCCGCAGAGCACGCACTACCCGCAGGTAGTACCGAACATAAAGACCATCTCTGCATCTTTTTGTGAGTATCCGGTATAGCGGCTTTTAATTGCACCAACCCTTGCGGCGTATCGAATATCTGGTCTTTTCTTCTTCGAAGCGCAAGACCTAGCCTTTTCGAAAATCCTCGGTCTTTGGGGTCTCCGAGTGATTCGGGAACGGTAATTATTTTTCGCGGTCTCCAAAATTCGCCGCCTTCGTGTTGATTTTCGGTTAAATCACCGCAAGCCCGCTTCACAAGCTGGCTCACAGTGAATGGAGGCGTAGAGCGTTCAGAAAACTCTAGATTGTTATTTTTTCGCTTTGCTAAAAAATTACTACCCGTAGGGGTATTGTCTTTACTTGAAAATTGGTACCCCATATCGGTATTTTCTTCCTCCAGAAATCCCTCGAAAATGTCTCCTATGAATTCGCTCCACTGGGCGGGTTCGTCGTCCGACTGCTCGTAGAGGTCTTCGAGGTTCTTCAAGAACTGCGTGCATCCGCAGAATTCCAGAATGCCGCCCACCACCTTCGACCACTTCTCGTAGCTGCCCAGAGGACGCCCGCTCCACTCCGGCTTCCCCGCCAGAAACCACGCCCTCGCCATCGTCAGCAGCGCAGCGACGATCTCGGCACGGTGCTCGAAAGCCCATCCGGGCAGCTCGCGTTTGAAGCCCCTCGGATCGCGCGTCCACGGCCTGGCCATGTTCGCGTTCAGCCGAATCCAGTACGACCGTCTCGGGATGTCTCCGCCCAGACGGATGTTGTTCCCCGTCGCGATCCACATCGCCCGTGCGTAGAGCCGCAAAGTCTCCGACCTTCCGAGAAGCCTGTCCGACCACTCCGAGGATGTGAGTACCGCCGCGAGCTGCGGAGAGGAAAGAGTCTTCTCCACGTTGTCTATGATCACCACGGGGCGATCCGCAAGCAGCGTCGAAGTGATCTGCTTCCGCCACTCCTCGTCGTCGCGCACCTCCGTCGATACCGGCAGCTCGCGCCCAGTCGCCACGATGGAGACAAGCTGCGCCAGCTTTCCTTTTCCGGTTCCCTGCGTCGGGGCGTCGATCAGCGCCATCGGCGCCAGCCCGACGTACTCCTTCACAACCGCCGTCAGCAGCATCCCGATCGAGTTGTCCCGGGAACAGTCGTCCTGCAGCGGAAAGTCGGAAAGAATGTCGATGACAAACCTCGCAGCGTCCTGACCGTCCTGCCTTGTCGGATGCGTTTTGATCGACGGCACCGGCCCGCTCGGGACGAAATACAGTCCGCTCGCCCGGTCGTATCCGGGAGTATCAAGTATCGTCCCATCCTCCCGAAGCACCGGGATTTCGACGACCCCATGAAGAGGCGGGAACGGCCATCGTCCCCTGTTCACCACAGCGCGCGCCAGATCGGCGGGCGGAAATACGCCCGTTACCATTTCACCGGTGGTCCGCACGAAATTCGCCGCCCGCGTCAATATGGTCGGAATGGCCTCGCTGGTCAGTGTGTCGATCTTCGGATTGCCTTTCGAATCCTCCGTGATCCGGACAAGGCGATCTCCCCGAACGTACACCAGCGGGTTCTCCTTCCCAGCCGCCATGACCGCGTCGAGGCATTCGTCCTCCACGTCGCGCAACTGCCTGTCTCCAAGTTCTATAGTGGGTAATCCCGTGTCCTGAGAGATCGCGAAGATGTCTTCCTCGATCTCCTCCCGCGACCTCTTCGCCTTCTTTTTCCGCTGCGAAGCGTCGTAGTTTCCATGCGGGTCGACCTTTTCCCGCAGCTCCTTCCATCCGTACGCCTGACAGCTGTTGTGGAAGCACTTGAACCCCAGCGCCCCGCTCGATTGCTGGATGATCATGGAATCCGGAGCCTTGTGCGCCCCGTCGAAAGGGCACTCCGAAAGCTCGTAGATCAATGCGCCGTTCCACGTTTTTTCACGAACCACCTCTATCCCGGGAAGGTGCTCCTGAATCCACCGGGGTACGTCGAGTGCGTCCCCCTTTCGCGGCCTTCCTATCGGGCGCGGCTCCTCCTCCTGATACAGTTCCGCGAGAGAATAGACCGCGTCCGCGGAGACGATGCTTGAAGCCGCCATCATGAAACCCCTTTTACCAGAACGGCCCGCCTGTGCGGTCGCTCCCCCGTGTCGTCGCCCTTCCGGACCATCGTCCCGTACACCTTAGAAATTCTCGACGCATTGAAAACGGACGTGTCGACTTTGACCGCATCGTCGTCGAAGAGCGCCGCCAGAACATGCAGCACACGCTTCACCGCGGTCGTCGACCGGTCGTCGTTCGGGAGGTCGATCTTGTAAAGAAGGTGGTATCCGTTCCCGGACATCCCAACGAGGGGCACCGTCCATCCGCGCTCCCGGAAGAGAAACCCTGCGGCCCGAAGAGCGCACTCCTTCGCCCTGGCGACTTCGTCGTCCGTCGAAGACACCCCCGTCGGCCGGTTCGCGCAGTCGATGTCCACAAGAAGCAACTTTCGCCGGATGATCTCCTTGTCGCTCGTCGTGGACTGGCGTTTGCTCACGCGCTCCCGCATCTTGTTCTTCGCCCTGTGGAGGCAGTCCGGATGCACAGGATTCAGCGTCCAGTAGATGCCCTGCGTCGTCGTGTTGCGGTCCCAGTGCGCGGCCGCTTCCGCAAGAGCATCGAAATTGTCGTAGTACCCGCTGTGGATGTACCCGTTCTGCATGATCACCCGCAGCTCCGTCACCTGCCCCTCGTCGAAGAGGGCTTCGGCGGAGGCTTTTACGTGCGATCTCACCTCTTCGACAGTCATCTCGGTCACCCCTTCGGCTTGAAGCAGTACACCTTGATCGAATCCGAACCCTCCTTCGGAGTAATACCCGCCGGATTGAAGGTGCGCTTCAACAGAATGAACGGCCCTTTGTCGTCGGTGAAAACGGCGCCGACGCTCTCGTATCTGCCCTTCGTCTGGCCGTCCTTCTCGTACTCGCCGGTCTTCACGCAGAGGTCGTATTTCTTGCTGGCCATTGGTTCGCCTCAGTCGTCGGGGAAGATGAGTTGTGATTTGCAATGTGCTCCATCGTCAACATCCTTTCTGCAGCGCGAGGAGAGCTTCCGCCCTCCTCGCTTTCGAAACATTTCGGAGCGGATCACACCGCCTCCGCATCTTTCACCGCGCCGTCCTCGATCACAACGCCGACCCGGCCGGATTCGTCCACGCGCTCGATCCAAATCTGCATGTCGTGCTCCTTCGCCAGGCGCTCCACTTCGGCCATCGACGCGGAGTCGAGCAGCGAGCCGTCCGAAACCCTGATCACCCGAATTTCGGGGTTCAACGCCGCGGCGATCGCGATGGAAATTCGCATTTGCTCCGCAGCCGAGCACTGGAGGAACGGCACCCCTTTGAACGTCACGCCTTCCGCATCGAACGCCAGACCCTCGACGGGGAACTTCGCCCTCTTGAAAGCCTCTTCCTTCGCCCGGTCGAGATCGTCGATCTTCCCGGTCAGAGCCTCCGATTCCTTCCGCTTCGCAGCGACGGCCGCACTCGTCTCCCTGTGCTCCTTCGCGGCCCTCACGGCGGCGTTGGTGGTCTCCATGTCCTGAATCCTCTTCGACAGATTTTCCGTATCGGGAGCGACGAAGGCGGCCACAGCTTCGGCCTGCGCCTTACCCCGCGCGGCGAGATCGGTCAGCTCGGTCTCTTTCGAAGCCAGTTCGGCACGCAGACGTTCTATGTCCGCCTTCAGCGAGGCGGCCCGCTTCCGCATATCTTCGAGCTGCCTTCGCTCCGCGTCCTGAAACGCTTGTATCTCGTTCGCCTTCTTCAGATCCGCAAGAAGGACCGACAGATTCTCCTCCTCTTCCGGAATACCGGGCACGGGCGCCTTCATCGAAGAGAGTTTCGCCTCCAGACGCTTCAGCTCGCGGTTCACCTCGGTACGTTCGTCGTAGGCGTCCTGACGCAGCGAGTCGATCTTCTCTGGGTCGATATCCAGCCGGACAAGGTCCGTCAGCGCCTTCCGCTGATCCTTCGCAGGCATGCGGGAAAAAGCGAGAGGGTCGAAGGAGAGGGAGCCGACCAGCGTATCCAGCAGCGCCTGCGGCGAAGAGAACTTCTTCCCGTCGGCCCCTTCGACCGTCAGCGTCGTCCCTCCCGAGGATGTCCATTTTCGCGTGACGACGATCTCTCCGAGATCCAACCGGACCACGGCGTCCTTTTCGCCGTCCTTCACCGGACGCGTCGTCGCGCTGGACTTCGCAGCGTTGCCGCCTCCGAGAGCAAGCCATATCGCGTCAAGCACGCTGCTCTTCCCGGCGCCGTTCCTGCCGGAAACCACCACCACACCGTCGCCCGGAGTAATTTCAACGGCGGAGAGCCGTTTGAACCTCTCCGCCCGGAACTCGACTATCTTCATATTCCCGCCCTCCTCAGAACGTCACGTCAGCAGTATCGTGTTTCTCGCGCGTCTCGTGATTTTCGTGCTTCTCTTCCGAAGCCGAAACCGGAGCGTCGAAGTCGAAGTCGGCTCCTCCGAAATCGGGCTCCTGCGGCGCGCTCGCCTGTGTTTTCGCCGCTTCTTCCTCGGCCCGCCGTTCCAGATCCTTGTTCAGCGCCTCGATATCGCGCATCGTCCAGTCGACCGATCCGCGCCCCTCCGTGATCTTCTTGATCGCGTTAATAGCGTGGTTTTTATTCCCGAGCAGCTTCAGGTACCTGTTCCAAAGCGCTCCCTTCGTCTGCATCGAGGGAATCGCGTCCGATTCCTCCTCTCTCTCCGCTTCCGACTCGTCGAACTCCGCGTCGACGACTTCTGGGTTGGGCGAAGGTTCAGGAGCAGGCGAAGGCACAGTCGTCGCCTGCTCCGCCAATAGTTCGGTCGCCAGAGAGGAACTCGTCTCCTGACGCACATCGCGCGGATCGACGTCGATCACCTCGTCCGTCGTCTGAAGCCCGCACACCAAGTCATAGGCGTACAGCCGGGCGAAAAAGGCAGCGGCGCGATACCTAAGCATGATGTCTGGCATTGTCTTCCACTTCGAACCGTTGCGGCCATACCACCCTTCCGCCTTCGCCATTGCGATATCCACCCGCGGACCCTCTACCCGCTCGCCGGTGCACTTCAGTGTGGTCCACACCGCGCATCCCCGCCCGTCGCCCGTGCCGTTGATCTCGAAGTGCAGGGGCTCGAACTTGCCGGACTGGTCGATCATGGCGATGAGGAAGGGCGAAGCCCACGAAGGGCGGCCCTGGATGACGTGCAGATTTTGCATGACCATGAAGGGTGAAATCCCGATCCGGTTTGACAGCTCCATGGCCACGATCACGTTGGGAATATTTTTCTCCCCCTGGTACTGGACCGGGACCATCGAGCTGGATGCCATGACCTTGGCCACCTGGATGGCCTTCCCGAGATCTCCGCCCACCTGGAAGATGGAAATATCCCTGGGCTCAGTCGTCGCAATCGCGTTCTGTTCCATTCCTATCCCTCCCTTACGCCGCCCACCGGGGTGGCATCAGCTTCTGAATCTCCACCGGGTACGCGGGCCAGACCCCGGAGTCCATGCACTCCTTGTAGACGCAAAGGTTGCGGAAATACTCCTCGCGGCCGGCGTTCAACATTTCGATAGAGGCCTCGTAGACAGCCACAGCATACGGAGCCTCCTTCTCCACAGCGATGAAGAGGAACGCGTGCGGAGCATGCCCAAAGGCGGAAGTGCACCCGTCCCAGTAGTACGCGGACTGGACGTAATACCGGAAATTCCAGGCGGACCGCTCGAAGGCGGCGGGCCGCGCGTCCTCTGTGGATTTCAGGTCCACGACCACATACCGCCCGTCCGTCAGATCCTTGACGAAATCCGGGCGGCACTTCGACAAAACACCATCGACCACGGAGGATTCCCAGTAGATCGACTGCTCCGCTTTGCCTCTCGTGACCAGCGACCGGGCCAGCGGGTGAGCCGCCACCGCCTCCGCCATACCCCGAACCGTTTCCATCACGTCGGGTTTGAGGATTTCCTTCCCGTTCGCCTCGTACTCGAATTCCGCCCATGCCTCTTTTCCGGCCTTCGTGCGCCGGTCGATCCCCTCCGGGGCGACGCAGTACCGGGCCTCGAATTCCCCCGGCTCCAAGACGGCGGTGTGAAAGGCCGAACCCAAGAGCATTGCCGGGTTCGGCTCATGCGGAGCCGCCTTGTACGCCATGTAATGCGCCGGACTGCGGGCGATCTGGTCGAGGTCAGATTTGCTTACACCAGGCCCTTCGTGGTACTCACGATTCGTGAGGTTCTCTATCCTTGCCATCATTTCCGCCCCTTTCGTGCTACAATAGGGGCCGGAGGCTGCCACCTCCGGCACTTTTGCCCTTGCCCGGCCTCGAGGCCGGGTTTTTTCATTCCTCCGCCGACACTCCGAGCTGATACCCCCGCTTGTATGCGCAAAAAAGCCCGTTCACCTCTCCATTCTGGTAGAAACAATCTTTCCCCCACAGCGCTTCCATCTCTCTGTCTTTGCGCCCGTAGGGGAAGTCCTGTTCGAACTGCTCCATCAGCTCTCTAATTGTCATTTCCTGTCACCTCTCCGAGCCTCGTCGCCAGCTCCACCGAAATGACACTTCGGAGATTCGTCCGCTCCCACTCGTCCCCGTCGCACGCCTTTTCAATCATGAGGGTCGCAATTCTTCCGCGATCCCGCCGGGCGAGGGAGAAGATGGAGAACTCCTCCGGCCTGTACGGCCCGGACACGCCCCCGGCCCTCGCGACTGCGGACACTTCCGGAGAAGGGGTCACGGGGAAGATCCTGTTCCAGATACGACGAACCGCCGCAAGCAAATTCATGCCACATCCTCCTTTTTTTCGTTCGCCGGGGCCGCGTATTCCCCGCGCCGGAAGATAAAATCCACCAAAGGCTTCAGCGTCGTGTACTTGTATGCGTCGAACCACGCCTGGACATCGTCTCCAAAATCAGGTTCTTTCATTTCCCTCACCCCCATCCTTCCCTCACCCGACCAGCCGCCTCACCAGGTTGTGAAGCTCCACCCCCTCCGGCGTGTCAGGTACGCCGTCGGCGAGATCCGCCGCTGCCGGAAGCACCTTTTCCGGGCGGTCCAGAAAAAGGTGCAACGCCCCCAACGCTCCAAAATTCACGCCACAGACCGCTTGCGCTTGTCGCGCTTCACCGGCTCCGTTCCCGCCTTCCGCTTCCTGTCCCCCGGGCGGCTTTCCCGGGGGAGGGTAGGGTTTGCATCGGTTTCATTCCCTACGAGTTCGTCGATGCTCACTTTGAGCACCTTCGCAAGACTCCGCAATGCTTCCACATCGGGAGATCGTTGACCCGTTTCCCACCGAGTGATTGTCCCCCTTGTAGTGCCCATTTTGGAAGCAAGCTCCACCGTAGTCAGACCGCGATTTTTTCTGATTTCTCGCAATTTTTCCATTTCGTCACCCCCCTTCTGAGAGGCATTTTACGCTTCCAATTCGGAAGCGTAAATAGGACCTTAGGCCCATTTTTCCAATATGGAAGCAACTTATTTCCATATTGGGGTCTTTACTTCTGCTTCCGATATGGAACAATTGAGTACGCGGGAGGGATGGAGATGGAGCAGATTGGCTCGCGTATCGCAACAGCACGCGCACTTGCTGGGCTAACTCAGACAGAATTGGCAACATTGCTGGGAGTCACCAGGGGAACCATTACAAGATGGGAAAAGGGATCTCGAAATCCGAGCGATGAAGATAAGCATCGCATCGCCAAAGCCCTCAACACCACCGTGGCCTACCTCATGGGTGAGACGAACGAACCGGTGCCGAAAAAAGTCAGCGATGGTCACGAACAGAAATTAATGACAGACGAGCATGAGAGTGGTAAACAAGCAGAAATGGTTCCGAAAAAGATTCCCGGAGGGCTCTGGCAGATGGGGAATATTTATCTCGTACCAAGACTGAGCCCGGAATATTCGCCACATTGCGGCGGAACAGGAATCGCCTTCGACGTAAGCGCTCAGACGGAAGAAGGGGAATACGAGCCCATCGCCGCACCAATCCTCGGCCCCATTGACCCGATGAATCCGCCTCGGGCCTTCAGAGTTGATGGCACCTCGGTCACGGACTATGGGATTCCACCTGATTCATGGATCATCGTGAATCCTGCCATAGAACCTGTCACTGGAAATCTCGCACTCGTTGAAATCGGAGGAAGCCCGGTCATCAAGAAAATCTATATTCGACCTGACGGCATTGCGCTCCGCTCTTCAAACGGAGAGGAGTATTTCGTGGATCGCGAATCAATGGAAGTGGGCTTCGTGCGGATATGCGGGAAAATCGTTCGTGCAGACATGGAGTTGAATCACAGGCCGTGAGGAAAGACATACGGCACACAAGAGAAGGGGCTGAAAATGCTAACTCTTCGACACCGCGTGAAGAAACGTTTATGGCTTGCATTCGTATTCCTGCCGGTGTTTTTCCTGCAATACGAAACGTGCTATGCCACGTCACCAGCGGACATTTTCAAGAAATGCTCGAAGTCGATCGTTACAGTGCTGGCTCTCGATGACAAAAGAGTAATTTGCAGCCAGGCTTCCGGCTTCTTCTTCGACGAATCAGGCGCTGTCCTCACAAATTTTCACGTAATAGACGGGTACCCAAATCTGGTGATTAAACTCAGCGACGGCACGTCGCACAATGTGACAAAGATCTTGGCCCAACATCCGGACCTTGACCTTGCAATAGTAGCGACGGCCACTCCGAAAGAAAAATCGATTCCCCTGGCCATTGCCGATCATTTACCCGACATCGGAAGCAATGTCAGCGTTATAGGAACCCCGAGAGGTTTTTCTCTGACTCTGTCCACAGGGATTCTGTCGGGAAAGAGAAAAATCGACAACTTCGACTTCATCCAAACGACAGCTCCTGTTTCTCCAGGATCAAGTGGAAGCCCTGTTTTCGATGAAAACGGAAAAATCCTCGGCATGATAGCCTTCAACATAAAAGAAAGCCAAAATCTCAACTTAGCAATATGCTACAATGAAATCAGAAATGCAATACACAATCGTCCTTTCATACGAGATACCCTGGACAGATACGGACCTATCCCAAGTGGATACGAAATTGCGCGTCCTGGGGATACTATTTTTTCGGAAGACAGAACCAAAACCGAGCCAGCCTTCTGCCTCGACGAACCCATAAACAGCACAATGCCCGGAGCATACGGAATCCATTTCAATTTCTCCATAGATCCCGGCGTTCTGCGGTACGTCCATGAGAACGACACCTTTGTTGTTTTCGCGTCATCCTCAGCAAAAGCAACCTTCATGGGCGGAAGCGTCATCTCTGAAAACGATACCGTAGGAATTTTTTTCCGAAAGAGTGACATTGAAAAGCTCAGCTGGTTCGTTGACAACACCGAATGGAACGGTGGAATCCAGACAGTATGGACCCGTGACTTAAAACCGGAGGAGTATGGAAAAATCAGAAAATGTATCGTGCCCATAAAAGGAACGAAAACCACCATATTCTCAATAAAATATGACGGATATAAATTCGGCACAATTGACTTTTCAAAAGAAATAAGAACAGGAGAATCGCTAGAGGCAAAAAATATATCTATTTTAACAGAAGCAAAGACAGATATAGCAGCAAAGATTGACAATAAAACAATAGATATTATTCAAGTATTCGAGGATGGGATTATATACAAATGGACACAATAACGACCAAGCAACGCAGGCTCCGCATAGCAATATTTTCCCTCACCTTCCTCCTGGTCTTTCTAGGTGGAGCCGCTTGTGCTTATCTCGGTGGATATCTTCTTTTCTATGAAGATTTCAGCGGGATTCGTCCTCGAAAACCTTTCACACCCAACGAATTCGAACTGAGGCGATACCGGAGTGAAATAGAAGAATACATCACGGACTTTGAGCCTTCCTATGAGGGATGGAAACTAGAGGGTGCATCATGATTCCCGCATATTCCTACGCGAGAGATTCGTCTCAAATGCAGGCGGACAAAGGGCTTTCCATCCCCGCACAGATCAACGAAATCCGGAGGTACGCGAAGGCGAACGGCTACGAAATTCTCGAGCAGTTCGTGGATGACGCGTACTCAGGTACAACGGACGAGAGGCCTGCCTTTCAGCGCATGCTCTCGCTCGTCCGTTCCAGGCAATGCCCCGCCAAGGCCATCATCACCTGGAAAAGCGACCGGATCGCCAGATCTGTCGAACAGGCCTCCGCATTTCGTGGGCTCCTCCGTCGCCAAGGAATCGATCTCGTCACCGTGGCGGAGCCGATGGTCGAAGGTCCGGTGGGAGCCATCGTGAATGCCATACTGGATTCGGTGAACGAGTTCTATTCGCTGCGGCTCGCCGAGGATTCCCTCCGCGGCGCGAAGGAATCCGCCTCGCGTGGATTCGCCCAGGGCGGAACTCCGCCTTTCGGCATGAAGAAGATCCCCGTTGAGAACGACAAAGGGGTTGTCCAGATGAAGTACGCGCCGGATCCGGAGACGGCGCCTGTTGTCAGCCGGATCTACGCGGAATATGCAAAGGGGACCTCGATGATGGACGTTGCGAACGCCCTCAACGCCGACGGCGTGCCAACCCCGCGCGGCGGCAGATGGAATAGCACGCAAATTCACAACATCCTAGCCAAGCACCAGCTCGTCTATCTCGGGCACCTCGTCTACAACCGCACCCGTCTTCCCAAGAGAGGCGGAACCAGCATCCATAAGAGCAAAGAACAGTGGGTGGTTTCCGAGAATGCGCACGAACCGATCATCACGAAAGAGATGGCTGATGCGGCAAACAGAGTTCGCTCCGAACGTCCGAAATACTGGAACATCAATGCCAATTGCAGAAAAAGCGAGCCACTGCTCCTGCGTGGGCTGGTTATGTGTGGAATTTGCGGTGCCCCCTACTACTCGTCCTGGGGCGGAAAGAGCAACCAGGAGCCGATACGGTACTACAGTTGCGGCGGCGGGAAATTGGCACGGCTAAAGGGGCGGGGAGATCCGAAGTGTCGCAACACCTGGATTCGTGCGAAAGAACTGGACCGGGTCATCCTGGAAGCGGCGGAGAAAAAGGTAATCCGTCCGGACTTCTGGGAAAAGCTCGCCGCAGTGCTCGACACCGAACGGGGCACTCTTGCCGAAGGGCAGCACCACCGGGCCGGAAAGATCCGAAAAGAACTGGTTGTCCTGCGGGAACGACGTTCCCGCATCATCGACGCCATCGCGGACGGTGTCATCCGCTCGATCGACGCCAAGGCGAAGATGGACTCGTTGAATGCCGCAATTTCTGAATACGAAACAGCCCTTGAGGATCTCATGATGCCCGTGTCCTCACAGCGGAGCGAAGACCTGAAAAGAATTCTGGACCTCTCCGACGCGATCCAGGATCCCGGCGTCCTTCAGGCAATCTGCCTCACCATGATCAGGCAGGTGATGATATTCCCGGATCGAGTCGAACTGGACTACAAGGTGCTCTTCAAACCGGAAACCTTGAAAGTGCCTCGCTCGCAAGGGAAAAGAGGCGGCTCAAGAATTTGCGGGAACGTATAAGCATGTCGGGTCACATGTTTATATGTTCCCGCAAAGATACAGACTACGCAGTTTTTTGAGGCGGTCTTTTTGGGAATGAAACAGGGAGGGGCAAGCCCTCCCTGTTCGCTCCTTATCCAGTTTTCCCCACCTTCTCCTTTAGCCCTTTGAACCACTCCACCACCTTCGCCCGCATCTTCTTGTCCACGAGGCATACGAACACGGCGAAACATGCGACAGCCAGAAGCCCACCCAGAATGTTGCTCATCCCGTCACCTCCCGATTGCAATGCCTAGCCCCAAGGCTCCCACCACGTACAGCCATGTACGGCTCCGTTCGGCAGTCACCTCTTTCCACGCGAGCCGTTCCGCGTTCAACTCGTCCCGTAGCGTCTTCATCTCGGTGTCTATCTCAGCACGAAACGACGCCACTTCCGCCTGCATCGATGCCACTGTCCGCTCCCAGAGCTCCGCCTCCTGCCGGTAACTCTGGAGCATGGCCAGCATATCGCGCCCGTCGGTGACGGTGCCCCAGTACCCCGGTTCAGTCGCTGTCCAGCCCGCAGGAACGTACATCCAGGCTGCGCCAGCGGGCGAGCTCAAAATTAAGGCCGTCGGCAACAGCATCAGC